CTCGTTATACATTAATAGATGCGTAGGCCACACATAACTGCATTTATCGCAACATGAGATGGCCTCGTCATGCACGAACTCTGCATAAAACTCTGGGTCTTTATTATATAGATTATTACGATGAGACTGATGAACACGCTCATCACCCCACCACGGAGGCATTATGATATTGTCTCCACGATCCCAATTCCAATCGTACATCTCTTGAATAGCATCCCAATTCTTTTCTGTACTAATGCCGCGCTCATCGCACTCATACTTAATAGCAATGAGGTATTCAAAGAGTGCATTATCATAATTGCGCCACATCTTAACAGCAGGATGATTAACCCAACCACCTTTAGTACGTTTGTTGGCTAAGATGCTGTAGATTTGACGACCCTCTAGTAATTGCTTATTAAGTCGCTTGTTGTCTAGCACAGCCGCAGACTCAAGCATGTCTGCATAAGGAACAAATGTTTGCATTGTTTTCCTTTGTTTGTAGGGACTTATATTATCGCATGTCGTTACAATATTTGTCAAACATATCTTGATGAAATGTCTCATCTTCTTTGATAAATACCGCCGCACGACCAATAGTTTTGCGTGGTTTGCAGATATCTTCTACAGCATGATAACTTCCTCTATTTACATAATCATCCCAGAAGATAATTGTTCCTGGCTTTGCATGACCAATAGAATATAAGAAGCACGCCACTCTAAATCTACCGTCGATAATGATAGTGTCGGGATCTATACCTTTTTCTTTTGCCATATTCCAGGGTGCTACAGGATATTCAGGCCACCTGTGCTGATATTCTTTATTGATTGGATACCCCCACATTTTTGTTTCACCAACGTAAACATGAATAGGTACAAGAAGTGGACCATCCTTATTGTATTCTGCAACCACTTTGTCTAAAAACTTTTTATCATTCTCTGTTGAAATAATTGCTTGAGCATTAGACTTTCCACCATAGATGGTGGAGCCACCTGAACCATATTCAAGAATGATGCTTGCTTCATCAATCATATTCTTTAACGCTTTTGTTTCATCGGCAGGCATTGCTATTTTCATAGTTTGTCCATCTCCACATAACTGCAATCATGCAAGGACTTCTTTGTTAGCCCCCGCGTTCCATTATCATCTTGATAAAATATTGGCTCATTCAGGGAGTAGATCTTATACTCTGGATGAAACTTAGAGATGCTTACATCTCCAGCCTTATAAGTATCTGGATCTGCAATAAACTTTTCCATAATATCGACGCAAGCCTGATCATAAATTGGATTAAGATGTATGATTGCATGGCGAGCAAGCATATTATATACCCTGTGATAATCATCGTTTAACTCAGTAATCTTTAGGCTCTTTGGAAATGGTTCATCTTGATTATGATTCCAACCATATCTACTAAAGCCAAGATATACTGCATCAGCATCGTCTGGAACCTTTATACTTTTCTTAAACTTAAAGATATCCAGATCGTCCTCAAGAATTAAACAAGGATAGTTATTCTCTGAAATAATATTTTTTAATAATTCAGAGTGAGACATTGAGCACCCAACTCTTTTTCCTGCTTTTTTACCAGAAAATCTTTTAACATTAGAGAATCCATATTTTTTTAAAAGTCTTTCCATTTTATTTTTTCTTTCTACTTTTTCGTCTAGGTTTATGTAAAAAGTAGGAAGTTGGGTTATATCAATAATCATTTATTTAGGGCTATCCTTTACAGAAGAATTTGTCAAGGTCTCAATTTGATTATTAAGTAGAAGTATTTGAGCATTTAGGTTAGCAATTTCTGCCTCGTAAGATCTAGCATTATTTCCCATTCTGTCTATAGTAACATTAAGGGTATTCTGTAACAACTCTTCTTGATTCATTTATTTCTCCTTAATATATTCTTTACACATTTCATAAATTATACACCTTCTTGAGTGCCTGATCGCACCCTTTTTGGTGATACATTTTTTTGTTTTAACATAAACTATTCTATCTTCTCCAACATAGCATTTTTCAACTACATAAAAAAAATTGCTTTTGGTAATATTAATCCAAAACCTGTCACTCATGGATTAAGTCCAATGGTGTTGGAGCGGTGACCCTTGTTTTGCAAATGGCACATTCTGCATTTAGCAGATACTGCGCTATCTCGTACCCCTCATCAAACACCGCCTGAATAGTAAAAAGCGTTGATGCACAACTTGGACACTCTCTTGTTGGTATACCTCTAGCGTCTAGCATTCCACTTTTTGTATCGCCATATGACTCATCCATGCCACAATTTTACACTATGACATGGATGGTTGTCAATAACTATAGTCCTGCGCGAGAAAAGATTGCGTCAATCTCCTGGACATGGTGAGGGCCAAACTTTGCAGCAGCCTCTCTCTGCTTTGTCCATTCGCGGTTCATTGCACGGATAGCCTTTTCCTCTTCGCTTGTGGCGTTTGTGAAAAGATTCTCAATTGTACGCATGATTGTCTTCATGTAAATTCCTCCTTTTGGGATGTGGGATATCTTAATTATATCAAATAATAAAAGTGTTACAGATCACTGTTTTTTTTCAGCGAACTGTCAATTTGCTTGTAAAATTCTGTAAAGTCTATGCCTATCATTTTTTGATATTCATAAAATCTTTTGTTTTTTTCTACGCCAAAGATTCCTTCTTCTTTTCCTTCAAGAATTGATCTTTGAACAGACTTAGATTGATTCTCAAGATTTCTCCACTTTATTTCTCTAGCGGTATCATCTCTCTGGTTCCATATTTTTGGGTGATCTTTCCTATTATAAAAATGCCACACAAGCATTTCATTCGGTGCGTATATATCCCATCCCCTTGTATATGCTCTAAAGGCAAAACAAAGTTCTTCACCCATAAAAGAGATTCTTTCATCGTATGGAACCTCTTCTACTAAATTACCTGGGGAAAAAACATAGCCAGCCAAAATTGTGTATGATAGGTGAGGTTTTGTTTTATCAAACATAATCTCCCTGTTCCCCGCCCATTCGCTCCTGTATGTAAATACAACACTGGTCCAAGATGGATCACTCCAAAATATAGAATCATCCTGTGGAAAATATTCTTTTCCATTAGTCCATAATTGATAGGGTGCAGGAAACTGACTTAAAATAATCTTTTGATTTTTTTCTTGCAACTTTTTTGTCATTTCTATTAGTTTTATATCCCAGTCTTTAGCGAATCTCATATGTGAATCTATCTGAAAAAAGAAATCTTCTCCGTTATACATTTCCATGCATTTTTTTCTAGCGAATCCTGCACCGCGAGCATCCTTCATATGAACCTTTTGATGACTTATTTTTGCCTTATCTGAAGATATATCAGGCCACCTATTAGTATGGTCTTGATCATAAATTCCAATATGAAGACCATTTGGGTTTTTTGCTTGAGAGATAAGGCTATCAACAGTTTTCACCAACTCTCTATCTCTATAACTGGCGATAGAAACAAATATTGTCATGACAATTTCTGTCCCCCTGGAACATCATATACTGGATCTAGTGTCACATTAACACCATGTGACTCAATTATTTTTTTTACTTGAGTCATGTATATGACGCACTTAATTCTTTCTTTTTCTGACATATGTCTCCAGTGGCTCTCGTAAAACCTAAGGGCCAGGTATGGGGGATGAAAGTCATACTCAACTATATCCATCACAAAATCTGATGGAACCCTAAGAGACTTTATCTCTTGCTTCATTTTAGGTGTGTATACTGTCATTCTTTCTCCATTGTGAGTGATTGCCAAACCTCAAACCAGTCATTTTTTTCTTTGTGGCTGTTGTGTTCTTTGTCTATCATACCATCTTTTAGATAAATACCCCCATGAACACCCCATTCTTTTCCAGAAACTCCAACCGCAAAGCATCGGCTATTGACGCTACATCTTTGACATAACTTATCAACACTGGCGGCTAGATCTTTTTGCTCTTCATATTTTTCAAAAAATATATTTGTGTCCATTCCTAGGCACGCTGCATCATCTTTCCATTTTTGCATATCTGTTTCCAATGTTTTTAGGTACGTTCCATCCATTCTTTCCTAATGGAAAGATTTTTTTCTTAAACCAAAATCCGTCTTTGTATACTCCATCAACAAAAAACATGGCGTTATCAGACTTAGTGTGCCTTACAACATCCCATCCGTCCCACTCCAAGTCTGAGGAGCGACTAACAATAACTTCCATTTTATCTAAATCATTAATTAACATGAACTTCCTTTTCCGATGTGTATATTACTTTTTTTATTCCAGCATTTTTTATAAGGCCAGAGCATTTTATGCAGGGCTTAGAGTCTCTATCTTCTCCATTTTTGTTTACCCTTGCAACATATATTACCGCACCTTTGAGATTTTGACCAGCCTCACGGATAGCCACTTCTTCTGCGTGGTACGAACAATCTTGCTTAATACGACCACTATCTATTACACTTGGAGGATTCCTATCTTTGTTCCATCCAGTACCTAGAACTCTACCACCCTTGACAACGACTGCCCCGTGGGTATTTCTTGATTTAGACTTTGTTGCAAAGTATCTAGCCACACTAATATAGGCATTGTCTTTATTACTTAGCATAATTATTAGTACCTAAATATTCCAGTCTCTACTCCGTACATTTCCATTTTATGAGCAAGGGCTGATGGCTTCTGGTTAGGATTAGAAAAAAAAGCAAAATAATTAAAATTATCGTGGTTTTCTTCTACAAAAGATGCGGGAACCCTATAGTATTTAATCTTTATCCCTCTTTGCTTTAGACTTTTTTCACTAACGTTACAAAATTCAGCAGTATATGAGTTTATTGATGCTGGCCCTACAGCATAAATATTAAAATTTTTGTCACTTAAATCTGAAAGAACCACCCCCATGGCACGCAGGAATGTGTTGTAGTTTGAAAACTCTTTTGTTCCTTGAACTGCAACGTTCATTAGTTTTTCCAATCTTCTATGCTATCCAATATTGTCATCATTTTATTAACATCTCTCACGTTCATGTCAAAGGCATTTACTGGCCTTGCTTCTTCTTTTACTATTTCTTCATCAACAACATCTGCCTCGTAAAACATATTATTGACAACCCAGTAAGCCTTGTCTTCTACTATTGCTACCTTCAAGTATCTATCATCTTCCTCTTCGTCTTCAAAGTTATCTTTTTCATAATCATATGGATCTTCCATGTCTAACTCTTCATCTATTATAGCCACTTCTAGGGAAGAAAGCAACAGAATAAATGATAGTGGAAGAAAAGGCATCAACCTTATCAACAACTTCATGCTATTACTCCTTTGTTAAATTTTATCAGGAGTTGTCCGTTTTGTCAACGTTTGCCCTAAAAGAAAAAGCAGAACCTTCCCAGGCTTTCTTTGCTTCTTCTCTCTTAACAATCTTTCTTGACCATGAAAAACCAGCATCTCCACCCCATGCGTCCCACATAATGCGACCGTTGGATGGATTGCTAGTATTATAAAAGTCTTTGCCCTTCTTGTCAACCTCATGACGGGAGAAGAAAGAATACATACGCTTTACAGTATCAAGGGACATTGATCTACCCGCGACAATATCAGACGCTCTTCCCCATCCTACAGGAGTTCCAGCACCCTTTGCCTTACCCTCTTCCTTCCACCTTAATGCTCTGCGAGCAGCAGTTTTCATTCCAGAGGTGGGGGTATATGTGTCAGCCATTACAGAATCTCTCTCTTTATCATTGCTGGCATTGGATCAAATCCAGACCACATGCTCTTTGCGGCTCTTAAGGTTTCCATTCTGTGACCTACCATTCTTCCTGTTGGCTTTCCATCGCGGTATACCTCAATGACTACCGCTGGATTGTCGGGAGTTCCTGTAATTGTAAAGTCAGAATTTGGAACATTGTATGATCCATTTCTAATTACCCTCTTTACCTTACCCTTTGCATTTCCCCCACTTGATCCCCAAGAAACCATTTGACCAACACGAACGCTGTCGGCCTTGCTCATTCCTGGATTGCAAACTGGGCAGTTAGGACAGTCAACGTCCATTGACTTGCAGGTTGGGCAACCACACCCTTTATACTTCTTGTCCATTTCTTCAGTAGAATACAATGCAGCCATTTGAGCCTGAGCCTTCTCTTTTGTTTCGTGGCAGCCCTCTAACTCATTAGTACCTTCTTTGAATACACCATAGCCAGAACACTGGGGGGTTCCTTGACGAATTTCCCAAGGCATTAGTTATCAAACAACCTATTCCATGCTTTTGGCCCCATCTTTCTTCCATCGGATGTTTGATTAATTGATCGATAAAATGACCTAACTGCATTTCTTGTTTGATGAAAATAATTTCCAGTTGGTCCAGCCTTAATTGCAAAACCCTTAGCAATTAGTTGTGCCTGCAAAGCCTTTACATAATCGTTTCTTTCTCCCCATTTTACGTTTCTGACACCTGGATATGGCATACCAGTTACAGGCTCGCTAACTTCGGCAATAAGATCCCCTACTGAGGTTTCAGGAACTTCTTTGCCCCCTTCCTTAAATATTTCAAGATCGAACTTGGAGCCATCTCTTTGCGCTTTATCTGTGAAAGAAACGTGAATGTGTTGTGTATGTCCCCAATTACCTTTTCTCCAAACCCAATACTTGTCTCTATGAGTTCCGCTTGCAATCATGTTTTCATATACTACATATTTGAGTCTGCCGCCGTCTTTGCCCTTGCGTGCATACTCAATTAGTTGATCAGCAAATTCTCTAGCAACAGCACCCTTGCGTCCTTCTCCATCACCCATATTCTCATCAATATCAATGGCGTGAACCCACCCATCTCTATCTGGATTATGGTCGCTCTTCCTGGCTTGATGAGCCTTGTCCCCTACCCAGCCATCACTGCGCTTATCTCTACTGGGATATGCCTTATTAAGTTGATCTCTTAAGGTTACCCCTGCCTTTACTAACTTTGCCATTATAGATCCTCTCCAAAGTCTGGCTCTTGTGCCTTTGTGTAATCTTCAGGGCTGTTGGTGTCCTCTTCGCCCTTTTCTTGATTGCTAATTGGGGTAACTCCAGTCTGTGTGTTAGAAGAAAATATACTCATTTAAATATTATACCACTAATATAGGTTTTTTTTCCAAATAAAAGTTATTTCTGCCAAAGTATTTCTGTCTTCTTTATCTAAATAAGAAATTTTTTCATAATTTTCACTGTTTTCATTTAACCCTATCATAGGCTCACCGTCTTCATCAAAAACTATCTCAATCATATCTTTTGTCCATAAAGAAAAAGCCCCAGCGTTAAACTCTTGCATATGGCTTTTATATATTTCTGGAACTAAGTCTTCTGCCTCTTTTGTTAATCTATATATAGGATTTCCATCTTCATCTTTAAGTTGATATTCTAAAACCCCTAAGGCTAATAGGTATTCAATTAATTCATCGTCCAAATCTACCAACCCTCAATACCAACAGTTATTTTTCCCGTTGGCTTCCCATAGGTTAGAATCATTCTATTCATGAGGGTTCTTACACAGCATCCAGCCCTTTTATCATTTACAAAGTCTATTGCTTCTCCATCAATATAGAGAGTGGCGTTGTATCTCTGCTCTGGAGCAGGCTCTATTACTATTTGCATATAAATATTATATCAGTCTTTGTCGGCAGGGCGGGGCTTGAACCCGCAATCGTATTCCCAGTTTATAAGACTGGCGGCTTAACCAATTTGCCTACCTGCCGTATTTGTCAGGAAACAACTAAAAGCGTTATTCCCCAAACTAGGAGGCCCATTGCAATGATTGTTGCAACAATAGTGCTCAAAGGAAATTCTTTCTTGTCACTTAATCCAAGTGCTGATATGTTTGCAATAAGATTAAGTCCAAACAAAATAAGTGTTGTAATAATATATAGTGTTGTTGCAAGTCCCATTTCTTTACCTTTCTAGTATGACTCTAATTATAGCGAGTACAACAAAAGTTGTCAAGAACGTTCTCCACATTACCTCGCTCACAGCATGTTCAATCCAGCCAAATAATCTTCTATTTCTTTTGGAGCGGGGGGTGGCTCAATAAGATTCTTAATCTTTTCTTGTTCCTGACGCTCTTTCTTAGTTGCAGAACTCCATGAATGAATTTCTATTTCTTGATTTCTCTCCCTGCGGGTATGAGAGATAGCGTTATAAACTGATCCACACATAGCGTCTGCCAAGTCCTTTGACTTCTTTCTTGGATGGTCCACTTTCTTATCAGATACAATCTTTAGTTCGCTCATTTCCTCAAACAATAAGTCAATGTGTGGCAGTGCTACACGCTCTTCATAAATCAACATAGCCAGATCCTCATAATGCTTCTTGGCTACTGACAAAGTATCTGTCTTAATTCCTACCGCCTTTAGTTCCTGCTGAATGTCAAAAGATTGCCAACGGTCAAAAGTCACCAGCCCAAGATTGAATCCCATTCTTCTAAGATGAATAATCCAATTCTTTACCTCGCTAAGATCTACTGGACCTTCCTTACGAGGCTCCCACCAGGCGATAGCATCTACCACAACGAATGGAACGATTTGCTCGTAATCATTAAATGACTTTATTTCTACCCATTTTTCTACATGGCTAATTGATACAGCACACTTGTCATGCTTCTGTGCAAGGTCAGCATGAACAAAATAAACTTTGTCTGGATCAGGCTCAAAGGCTCCATCAAATCTTCTCAAATTATCTAAAGGATTCCTCAAAGTCATTGCTCTCTGTACTTTATCCTGCTGCTTGAAGAATGCGTCAGACGCAAAGTTTGGCATACATGCAAAACGCATGAGGGCATCTCCAGGATCTGTATAGAATGCTAGTTTAAAGTCATCGATCTTTCTGGTGGGGTTTACCTCCCATGTGGGACGCTTGATGGCAAACACATAAGGAATCTTGTAGGCAAGAATATGGTCCTCGTCCCATTCGATACTAAACTTATTGCCTTCCTCATCTTCTGGAAGGTCTGGGTTAAGAATAAACTCATGACTTTGAACCACTGTTTCTTTTTCTGCAATAACATCCTCATATCTCTTGGTAATAAAGTCACCCTTATATCTAGGGAATGATAGAAGAATTACTTTTCCATAGTCTGGAAAACGTGAGTCAACAGATGCGCGGAATGCCTTATAGATAGCGTCGCCAGTCTTAGCATTCTCATTTCCTGAAACAGATTCTTGTGCAAAGCCAGAGATCTCATCAAGTACCGCCAACATAAGGTTCAAACCCTCATGGCTCTCTCGTTCTGAGTGACCAGAGTAAACAGTAATAGATTTATCAAATGTTACCGCATCTACCTTCGATTCATACTTTCCAGCAAACCATGGGGAGTGCTCAATCTTTGTTTTAAACCCCTTAAAGAATACGTTCTTGGCCTGCTGCGCGTTGATGGCAACGTTAATGAGGTCGATAGCATCCCCTGCTGGCTTACCAAAATACTTTGCAGGATCTTTTAAGCACAATAGTTTATAGACTAGGTATGCTGTTCCCACAGTTGATGTAAAATCTTTTCCACTACCCTTGCCACATTGAAGAATAACTTCGTTCTTTGTGTACTTTTTATAATGCTGTGCGGCCTCATTTTTTTCCATAAACCTTTCAAGATCCTTTTGCTGATATATCTGGCTCATGGTTTCTACCAAGGTGTATTGAATTTCTGAGAGAGGGGGCTGACCTAAATAATCTTCTGAAGTAACAAAGGTTGTAATATCTACGGGATACTCTTCAAAAGGATCATTGTCTAGAACATTAAGAAAATCGTCAAAGTCTAAACTCATAGTGTTACTGCCTCGTCTGCCCCACCATAATCAGCAAGCCTTCTTGCAACTTCATATTTACACTTATCACATTCACCAACAACATCTTTTAAGATGCCAAGTAGGATTTCTTGCTTTCTTTCTTGTTCAAGTAATTGGTCTGCCAACTCTTTGTTTTCAAGAAGTCCAGCCTTCTGAAGCATATCCATTCTTTTATTTTCAATATCAAGAATGAGTTTTAAGGCGTTTGTCTTTGCTCCAAGATTGGCTGCTAGATCTGCATCTTCAATAACTTCATAAGCCTTTTTAATTAGTTGATTATAATGCTGGTCTGCACTGGCAAGAGCCTCTTTTGCTCTAGCACGAATGGCTTCATTGTTAGATACCATACCCCGCCACTCATTAAGTAGTTTTACTACTCTGTTGCGAGGTATATCAAGTTGCTTGGCAATAGTAGATTCATCATTGCCCTTGATATACTCAGAGGCTATCTTGTTTACCTCTTCTAAATGCAATACGATATCGGTTTCCATGGGAATAATTATAGCAGCAGGGTAGAATGTTGCCACCTAATGATTTGGTTCCTACCCTGCCGCCACCTTAATAGCAGTTGTGGCCTGGATAATACCAATGCTTCTTACCGCTACCGTTTTGCCAAGCAGTATAAAAAGCACGATCTTGGTAATACCTTGACCACCTGTGAATTGGTTTATCAAACAAAGTCTTTATTTCAGCAGACAAACCATCTTTTGTTTTCTTGGATTCCTTTAACATCATCCAAACAAGCCCATCTCTCCATTGAGAGTCCAAGAATTGATAGGCTCCTCTTGCCGAGGATGACTTATTGGCAGCCCGATAA